GCGTATTTGAACCTTTCCTATGCCCTGATTTTACCCATTCAGTTGCAACAGTTTTAACTCTTTCAAGTAATTGGAATGGAGATTCAGTTCTCATTATTGATCCAACAGGAGCCTTTTGGGGAACTTGTATTACTGCTGTGTCATGTGGCCTGAAGTATTCGTCTTCAACTAATTCTGGGTGATGGGTAAGTAGATGTTGATATATCGATTCATTTTTACCTACACGTATTCTACGGATGTAATACTCACTGTGCCATGCATGAATTCCAGAACTTGTTCCTAGTACCAATGAAGTTGTTCCTGCAGGTTTAACAGTAGTAGTTCTAGACGCTTTATTTATTCCAAGAATCTTTGCAACTCTTGAGTTTTCTCGCTTAACCTTATCGGCCGCTTCAACCATATCATATCCTAGTACCGTGCCTGATCCTATTCCGGTCATAGATACGCCAACCAAAGCTTCTTTTTCAGTTGTGTCCTGCCAGATTGGTCTTAGATAATGAAAGTTTGTATATCCTGCTTGAAGGGTTCCAATAAATGCCGCTGTTTTAACTCGCGCGTTCAGGTCTTCTTGTGATTCTATATTAGAAACGTTTACTTCACAAAGATTGCAAAATTGGAATGGTCTTAAAGCAATTTCACAACATGGGTTTGTTCCCCAATCCTTATCGTTATTCAAATAAATTCCGGGTTCACCAGCGCCTGATAATTCAACCCTTTTCCAAAGGTCCATGAAAAAGCTTTTCGTTATTTTATGCCTCATTAAACATGCCGAGTTATTTGCTCTACCTCTTTGCGGGTTTAACTCCCACCAATTACCTGATTTACAACTAATCATTTGGTCGTCATCAGCATTGAATAAAGCAATTAGAGCGGCTCTTCTAATGCCACCAGCCAAAACTGCATCGGCTATATGGCACACTATATCGTGAGCTTCAAGTGTTGTAAGTTTTTCGCCTGTTTCTTTAGATTCTAGTATGCCAGTTAGTTTTAATACACATTCCTTGAGTGGTTGTGGTCCTGGAGCTTTACCACCAGAAGTTACTAGTTGAGCTCCTTTTTGTCTAATATCCGAAAAGTCGAATTCAATTCTACTTCCTCCACCGTTCATATATGACTTCATTAGAACTTTAACTGCATCTGCCCATCCTTCAATTGAATCTCCAATTAAGAATCGTCGTTTTCTCTTTGGAAAAGGCTTACTTATTGTTGGAAGTTTATCTACATGATGTTTTTGTACAGAGTATCCAACACCAGTTCCACCCAATAATAAAAACATTGTTTCACTAAAGGAGTCAATAGAATCTATAGGCAGGTATGCACAATTGTAAATTCTGTTTGGACTTATCTCAATTGGTTTGCCGGCAAATTGTAAACTTCGCATTGATGGAAGCACCTTTTTAGCGTATACTAATTTATATTTTTCTGAGATTTCTACACTTAACTGTGGAAAGTTTTTTTGGTGCATTTCCTTGTTCCGTGTGATTAATTCTTCCCATGTCTCTCGCCTGTTTAGTTCTGGTACGTATTTTGCGTACTTCATGTGAACCGTTATGTTTGATAATATTTCGTTTGATACTTCCATGTGTTGTTCTCCTGCTAAAACCTAATTGAAAAAAATAACTGGTAGTAAGCCAGTTGTACTTAATAAATATCGATATATACGTATATCAATTCATTTCGTCAAATTTCTTTTTCATCATTTTTCTTAAATATTCATTATGATTATCCATTTCTTTGGATGTTTCTTTTCCTTGTATTGATGTATCTACGTGTATATCTATTTGGCCGTTAGAAGCGTTCATTTTACTTGGAAAAGTAATACCGTCTGGTCCAAATCTATTTTTAATAACGTGCCATCTTCCAGTATTTGCTAGTTTATCCTCTATTTTTCGACTTAAAGATAATACAAAATCTGCAGTCATAATCTTACTATATGATTCAGCAATCTTTTCAGCTCCGATAATATCATCTTCTAGTGCCGATCTATTTGCTTGGGAGGCTGTCCAAATAGGTATTTCACATTCTCCTGCTAATCCTCGTAAGTCTTCGTATATATTACCAAGCTCTAATCTTACTTCTTTACCATGGCCCCTTAATAGATCTGCGTAATCTACAATTACTAAGTCGGGTTTTTTACCTAAAGCCGTGCACCTTTGAATGTGGGCTGCAATTGTGTTTACGGTTGCTGATTTTGTAGGGTAATATTTTACAACCAAATCACCCTTTAATGTTTTAACCTTTTTCTTAACGTCATCAATATTATATTTTAATTCTTGGGCCTGTATTCCCGTAAACACACTATCATATCTTAATCCTACATAAGCTGCGTTTAATTCCAGGGTGTAGTGTATTACAGTTAATCCTGCTCTGATGGCGGCAGCTCCTACGTTTACTAAGGCCCAGGATTTTCCAATTCCAGCTGGAGCCACCATTACGCCTAGTTCGCCTTTTCCTAGTCCTCCATCTGCAATATCATCAATTGCATCCCATCCAGTAGTTACAGTGTTTCTAACTGAGTCTAAATATCTTTCGTCTATATGCTCTGAGTATTCGTGGCCCATGTCTTTTTCTACACCGGCTTTCATTGCATTGTCAACTTTAGCTTTTATTTCGTCGTATTGTCCGTTATTCAATAGATCTACAGATTCAAGTATTGCTTTTTTTATTTCTTGATTCTTACAAAATTCTAAGGCTTTTTGTTTGACAAAATCTAGATCTTCAGCTTCTAGATTTGCGAATGCTGACTTTATATTTTCAGCTATTGTTTTCTTAAGAAGATCATTATCCATCTCTATAATTTTAATCTTCATTGCCTCTAGAGTTGGCGTACTTTTAAATTCATAAAAGTATTCTTTAACGATATCCAATATAACAATATTTGCCTCAGAATCAAAATAGCTAGAGTCAAGTATATCTATAATTTGCTGTAAAAATACCTTGTCTCTGAATAGGGCTGCTATTAGCTTTATCTGGAATGCATATCCAAAGTCACTTAGTTTATTTACTTTCATTGGTTTGCTTTTGTGAAAATATATCAAGCTTGCTAAATGTATCTTTTAGCCATAGCTGAGGATTTTTGATGTTTAGATTGAGCGAATCGTCTATCGTCATGGATAAAAACTTTATTTTTAATAATTTTTGTATCGGCTTTTGTACTATTTGTAGTATTGATTGCTTTGTTCTACCAGGTATATCAACTTCATCAAGCTGCATTAGATCGTGGTTTAGTTTTAGCATGTCTTTGCTTGCTAAAATATCTGCAGATAATTTGGTTCCATCGTTTGCCTGTTCAACGTGTTTAAATATATCTTCTAGTTCAATCTTGGTATCTTCAAATAATATAGGAAGCCTTTTCATTAACGTTTTTGCGCCTGCACCTCTTATTCCAGGTATATCGTCTGAACTGTCACCAGTCAATACTCTATACATTAGGAAATTTTTAGAATATATATTAAATTCTTCTTTTATTGTCTCCTTAAAATAAAACTTCTTTTTTGTTGGTGACCATACTTGTACCCTGTCCGATACTAGTTGTAGAAAGTCTCTGTCAGTAGACATTATAATGCATTGACTCTTAGGGTATACCTGTTGAGAAATGTATGCCATTGCATCATCAGCTTCAATATTTTCAGGAGATAAAACGGTTACTGGTAATGTTTCTAGATATTCAGATAATCTCTGTAATTGTTGAGCCATTGCAACTCTTTCATCGTCAACACTATTAAATGCGTTTATCCTAGTCATTCTGTGTCTTACTCGTCGACTAGATTTGTAGTTTGGAAAAATCTTTCTTCGCTTTTGACTTCCGCCTTTCCCGTCAAAACAAATAATAACCCTAGTTGGTTTTATATTTCTTATAGCGTATCCTATTGACATTAGAAATCCAGTTATACCTCCGACATGTATACCATTGTCATTCACGGTTGGAACAACAACAAAACTCCGTATAAACGTATTTAATCCGTCTATAATTAAGATTCTGTCGTCTGCACTCTTGGGTGTCTCGTCATTTTTCAGACTTTTTAATATTTCTGTGTAGTTTTTATTCATATAGGTAATATAAGAAAAATAATTGATATAAAAAAATTGGAGGGGTAAAGTTATTAATAAAAGGCTCTTAGTCGGTTAAATAGTCGCTATCGTTGTGAGGACTTTTAACCTTAACATTCTACACCACGTGAAGGTGGCCTTTATTAGTAGAACATAGGAAGAAACAGGTGTATTGAATTTACCCGGGATGACATTACACCCTGTTTCTTCCATTTAATTAACCTATTGGTGGAGCTTCATCTGTATGTTCCAAGTCATCTATTCCAAAATTTTCTACCTTATAATCCATTATAAGAGTATTACAAATTTTATCATATATTTCTTTTTGTAGATGTTCATCGCTTTCAAGTTTGGCATTCCAATCTTTAGACTGAAATTTAATAACTTCACCATCGTCAGTTGTGTATGTATACCATGCACCACTTTGAGAAACTAGTTTATAGTCTTTTAAAACTCTCAACCAGCCGCCAAAGTCATCAATTCCACTGTCAAAATAAATATCAAATTCAGCAGTTCTTAATGGTGGGCCCATTCTATTTTTAACAACTTGGCATTTTGTTTTTATTCCAACAGTTTGATCTTGACCATTAACTTTTGCCTTTATCTGGCCTGCTGCCTTCAGTCTTAACCTGCAACTCGCGTGGAATGCAATTGCTTTACCGCCTGATGTTGTCCATGGATCTCCAAACATAACGCCCATTTTTTGCCTAAGCTGGTTAGTAAACATTAGAGCTATTCTTTGTCTTCCAATCATTTGCGTTATTTTGCGCATAGCTTTTGAAAGAATAATAGCTTTACCAGTTGACCAACCATCTTTATCATAATCAGCTGCTTGTTCAACTCTTGTTGTTGCAGCTGCTACAGAATCTACAACAATACTAACAAGTCTATCTTTGTCGCTTTCTCTAACTTTAGTTATTATATTGTCAATAACTTCAAAAATATCTTCAACAGTTTCCAATTGAATATATAGCATTTTAGAAGTGTCCATTCCAATAGTTCTTAAAAACTCTTCATTCATTGCATTTTCTGTGTCAATGTATACAGCCAATCCACCTTTCTTTTGCGTATTGGCTAAGACTTGGGCTGCAACCAAAGATTTACCTGAAGCTTCTAGACCAGTTATTTCGGTAATTCTACCAACTGGTATACCTCCATGAGGCCTATTGGAAATGGCCATATCTAGCATGGACGATCCTGTACTTATCCATTCAGTTAAATCTGTTGGTGTGTCTTCTGCCCCATCTAAGAAGTATGCAACCTTATAGTCTTTAAACTTTTTATTTAGTGAATCTGCGACTATTGCAGCTAAACTGTCTCTATCTTCTCTTTTAGTAGCCATTATTGGAATAAATCGTCAAATGCTGCTGAGATATCATCAGTTTTTGAAGCTTTTGCTGGTGTTTTGGCTGGTTCAGAAGTACCAGTTGAGGTTACAAGTGTTTTTTCCTTGGATTCCCATGGAACGTCAGTTTGAGCTTCTGTTAGATCTTGGTCAGGGTTCAACCAAGCTTCTAGTGCTTTCTTTAAGTCGTCATAACTTTGTTTTTTGAAAATTGAAAATATTTCAGTTTGGCCGCTTACAATTTTATCAGCTAAGTTTTTATCTTCAGTTGCTGGCGTTTGGTTTGGTTTTACGCGGATAGCTGTCTTAGGATAGTTGCCTGCTCCTTCAGCTGGTGTAAACTCAACAACAATGTCTCTACCTGCACCAATATCAGTAATATCTCCGTAATCTGGGTCAGCAATAAATCCTAATAGTTCTTGGTAAACTGTTTTACCAAAACCCCAAAATTTAACACCGTCTGATTCTTCGCCTCTAACGATAACTGGCACATACACTCTCATTTTTGGTTCTAATTTTTTAGAAAGTTTCCAATCATCACTGTTACCAGTTGATTTTAACTTTTCTGAAAATTCTACAACCGGATCTGATTCTCCATATGTTACCGGTGATAAATAATTTTTCTTACCTAAATCGTAGTGAAAGAATAATTCCATGAATGGGTTATCTGTATCGTGTTGGTAAGGTACAATTCTAACCTGATTAGACCCTGGTTTTGGTTTCCAAAGGTTGTCTGTTCTTTTTGTTTGCGACGACAAGTCATTTAACTTACGTCTGATTGCTTCTAAATCAATAGCCATTTTTTTCTCCTGTTTTAATTATTATTAAGTTAATATAATAAAAAGATTTCAAACTAAAAAATTTCAGTTAAAATCTTTTTATATTTTTTTTGGTACGATTGTACCGTTAATTCTTTTGCTTTAGATTCAATAACAACGTCAATATCTAGACCGTAATCTAAAATTTCGTTAACTATATAGTCTGAATGAGCCTGTACTTTTATTTTGCTTACTTCTTTATGCATGCTTGCTATGGTTGGAAAATCATGCAAAGTTTCATGTGTTATTTTATTTTTTAGCATTATATCTTCTATAATCAAGGTTTGTTCTTTGCGCCTAGATTCTGAATAGTGTGTGCATTGCTTCACTCCATTCCAGGTTGTCGCGGCTAGTTTAAGAGCTTGTTCTTCAGTAAGATCACCAGTGCAAAATTGGTGGTGGTGATAATCAAATACAATAGGTATACCAACAACATTGTATACTCCATAATATAAGTCTTGTACTGAATACATACTAGCTTTATCGTCGTTTTCTACTGTAAGACGAGCTTGTACTGATGGAGAAGTGCGCAAATAATTTTTGCAAAATCTTTCAAGCGCAGATTTTTTATCTCCGTATGCACCACCAACGTGTATATTTATTTTTGACATACGAGACTTAGGCAGTCCCATGAGGTCCATAATTTGTGCTGACTTGTCAAGTTCATTAATAGCGTTTGATGCCACTTTTTCGCTTTTAGAAGCTAATACACAGAACTGTCCTGGGTGGAATGATAAACGTTGATTGTTATCCATAGCAAGTTTTCCAACAGCCTTTAAGAGTGCGCAAATTTCAATATAATCTGGTAGATCAGATATTTCATATTCAGACATCCAAGGCATCATATCACTGGACATACGATATACTTTTATTCCGTTTTCATTATTCCAATTTACAAGTTTTAATAGATTAGTAATATTATGAACAATTAATTCTGACGCATAGTTTATACCTTTTGCATCAAATGTTCTTCGTATCATACTTCTGTTGCATGATATGCCTTCTTCACTTAAAGTCATATTTATACATGCGTATCCTAGTTGTTTTGCCATAGTTTAATTTTATATAGTAATATAATCAATTTGTTTAACATAAAAAAATCCTGAGTTAAAAGTTATTAACATTATTTCCAAAATAGTTGTACGCAAATTATACCTGCTGATAGGATTAAAGAAGTAAGAGTTTTTAAACTGATGCCTTCTCCCATAAAATACCAAGTCAAAATTGCGTAGGAAGATATTCCTAAAGCAAACCCTAAGAATCTGCCGGGCCATAGTAGGCCATCAAAATGGTCAAACGCATATTTAGTTGCCAATATAAAAGCATATGATATGGTTGAACCGCCTACTATTGATAAAATTAAAGGGTGTTTTTCGAACCATTTCCAAAGGAATTGGCCATTGGTTTGAAACCAGATTGCGGTTTGTCCAAACAAGAAAAGCAGGACACACATTGTGAGTTTACTCATATTTCAATTATTATTGGTTAATTAGTTAATTATTATTATATATAAATATAAACAAAATATTTCAAATAAAAAAATCTAGGTGATTTATTTTGAAAGTTTTTTCAATTCAGATTTAATTAGATCTGTTAGGAGAGCTTTAAGTTTCTCTTCGTCCTTGTCCCGTCTTGCCAAATGGGCATCTGGATCATATTTAGGGGTTGATGATACTGTATTTTTTCTACCAATTGGTTTTCCATTTGGCAGCATGCCTATGTCTTCTGTTTTAGCTGATTTGGATTTCATATGTTACCTTTTTACCCTAATATATATTATTTCTTGAACATCGGTGTCTATTCTACGAAGACTTGAGTCATCTGTTAGTAATATACTATCCCTATAGTTTTCCCATTCTAATTGGTAGGATGTATCTAGTACGCCATTATTACATATTTTTATACATTCGTTTAAGGCGTTAATAGTATAAAGTGTATTAGTTTGTTTTTTCCTATGTAAGGATATAGTATCCTGTAGAGCCTTGATATCTCCGTTAGAATCAATATTATATGTACACATCAATTCTCTAGGGTCTGTTGAGTTTTTTAGTACAAATATCTTATTATATAATACGTCGTACGCGTCTATAACGTTATCTATTGTTTTCGATAGTATTCTATTATTTGTAAACGTACAAAGTAGTTGAGTTCTCATTATACCTCTATTTCTTCACCGGTTTGGGCGTCAGTTAAACTACTGTCAGATTGTAAATTAATTTTTGCAGATTTTCCATCTCCTGTAAATGATAGTTGACATCCACCACCAGTTCTACCAGGCGTTCTTTTGGTTCTAAAGGTTATTGAATAATCATCTGGGTTATTTGTTCCTTTACTAGTGACAAACTTAGGTTTATCATCTTTGTCATAATATTGTTTATTGTGCTCTAACTCTAGTAATGTCTCGTTTGTTCTAATATTATTTGCAATTTCAATTGCTGATAAGAGGGCTTCAACTTTAACGCCTGCCTTTTGCACCAAATTCTTAGCATTATTTTCGCCTATTAGAGCAGCTGCTTTCTCAACTGTTACTATTTTTCCTAGACGTTTTTTGTATTTGTCTTCTATCTTAGCCAATTTCTTACCAAATAATTTCCAATACTGTTCTTTGTCAGCTGGATTTAAAGCTGCTACTTCTGTTTTTATTCTGTCAATTTCATCCATATATTCAGATGTTACTTCAGATATTTCGTCTATTTCTTCAGCTGAAAAAGTATTGCCTAGGTTTATTTCACCGAGTGATGTTTTTATAAAGTTTGTTGTTTTTTCCTTTGTTTCTTCTTTACTTTCACCCTTTATTAAGTTATCATTGATAAGTAGTGTATGGCCTTCTTCACCAAGATATTGTCCTTGATTATTTTGTTTTGCCGGGTTCTGGTGTAGTTCAACTATAGTCTTAGAATTTGCGGGACATCCATATATCCTACCATTTTTTCCAAATTTACAACTTATTAATGAAACCCTTTCGGTTGTACCACCCTTTATTTTATCTCCAGCTGGGAAGTTTCCTGCTGATGGTAAATAAACTTCTTCGCCATTAGCTAATTCTTGCTCGTATAAATTATTTTCTGCTATTTGTTTTAGAATTGAAGAAGCAACCTCAGGATCAGATTCATGTAATTCTACCATTAAATCATTATAGCTATTGGCAATAGCTTCTCTAGCTTCTTTGCTTGGTATTTTTATAGTTTTTAAAACATTTTCTAGATTTTGCTGGTGTTTTTCTAGTGAAATTGCAACTGCTTCGTCAAGATTGCCAGCTGCTGCTTGTTTTCTGGCAACATTGATTGTGTTTTGAAGTGATGGACTTCTAAAACTTTGAGCTAAATATTCTGCAGAATGGTCGCTGCTTGGCATTTTAACACTTCCATCTTTATCTTTAACAGCAAATATTCCGTGTAAACCACCTCTTATTTTTTGCAGTATTGGGTGTTTTGCAAAATATTCCTGTACCTTAGGATCATCTTTAGGTTTAACAATATTTTCATCACCTAAATCTGGTTTTGCGGCTGTTGATAATTCTAGCTTGACTGATTTTGCATCAAATTGTCGCAATTCAACTAGAGACTCCACTTTTTGGACTAAAGCTTCCGTGTTATTTGTTCCATGGCCTAGTATTTTTCTACCGCCTCCTAACTTATTAAGGTAGGCCTTTCTTTTGCCTGACTTTGGCATTGCGTTTGCTGAAAAACCGGCTTTATCAACTAACCATTGAGCTGCTTCTGTTTGGTCATCTTTAGAAGCAGATACGTCAAATAAAACTTTAATTTTTTCTGATGCTTCTTTTACTAATTCTGACTGTTTATCCGTTAGACCTTCAAGTCTATCATTTATCCTTGTGTCAAAATCATCAAGTACCTTTTTATTTGCTTTAGAAGCATCGTTTGTTTTTTCAAGCTCTTTTTCCGGCTCTAAAGAAGGTCTGTCAAAATCTCCGTCTGCTGCAGAAAGTTTTTGCGCGTTATCTGGTTTTTCTTCAGTTTCTTTTTCGTCTTTTGGATCTAAATGTTCAGATTCACCATCTTCAATAGCCTTTTCCATAGTTTCTTTGGATCCATAATCTATTATATTTCCAGTTTTTATACTTCTTGCTTGAAATTTTCCGGCTTCTGTAAGGTTTTGGGTATATTCTTGGATAAAGTCTTCACCGCAGCCAGATTCTCTCAATACATCTCTAAGAAATTCTACATGGGTTCTGTTCTTTGGGTCAGGCATACCATCGTTTACACGCCATGCCCATTCACGGACAAGATTATCTATTAGTTTGTTCATACATTAGCCTCTTTCTATAAATATCAGCAAAAACGTTCAGAAACATCATTTAGTTTACCATAATTATCACCATAAGCAATTTTAGTTGGATACTTCATAGCCATTTTTATTTTCAAAATGAGCTCTTTTCCATCTATTGGATCAAAATCAAATGTAAAACTATCATATGTATATAATATAAGTTTTGTGTTGTATCCATCTAAAACCTTAATAACGTCTGCCATTGCTTCTGAGCTGGCTTCAGTTTCCATTGATTGTATATAATAATTAAATAACTTCTGAGGCTTCATATCTTTGAGCGTTGACATTTCTACCTTTCTTTCATATAAATATGTTTTAAAATGTTTTTTAGTCAACCAGGACTTCCAAAATTTAAAAATAAAATCATTTACAGCTTTAAAAAATGGAATTGTTAAAAATTCTTTTGGTACACCACCATATAGTATTCTAAAACTTATCTCTTTAGATTGCTTATATTGTTCTGGCGTCAAGGCTTCACCTCCAAAATATTGTTTACCTAAATATTCATGTATACTTCCGTCAGGCAAATCATAGCCGATACAATCTGCTATTAATCTTAGGTGATATGCATCGTAATCAAGTTCAAGTATTCCGCCATTTTTAAATCTACTATTATATTTTTCGCGAGTACCATCTGATTTATTTAGTGCTGCATAATTTACCTTATTGAAATTATTACTTGGTCTGCCCGTTAGAGTGTATGGGTTATAACTACAGTATTCTAGTCCGGTATTCGTGTTTAATCCGGAGTCTTCAACAACAAATAGATTATTTAGTAAAGTATTGTTAAATTTTAAGTATGCTGGAGAATTAGCTGACGGATCTTGTATTGTATCTAACATTATTGAAGACATAGTATCACAATATTCCAAATGCTTAAATATTGGAACAATGGCATTGAGGTTGTCTCTTTTCCAATATGTTGAATAAATTTGTTCGTGGGCTGGAGTAGTTTCAAGGGATAAACGCTTACCAAACATATGATAAGATATTGCATTACAGTCGTATACGTGAGTTTGGCCAAATATGTGCTTATATTCTTTAGAATCTATGACATATGTTTTATTAAGGGTTGACAGTACGCTATTTGATTCTGCGAGTGTGAACGTCTTTAAGGCTTCGGTGTGGTTAATTGGAATATAATATTTTTGCATATTATTTAGCAAGAGTATATAAATACCAGATAAGTTGGAATTACTAGGGTGAGACCTGTGATCCAGGGGTATGGGTATCACTATACCATCTGATCCGATACATAGCCTTGCCATTTCATTAAAATTATGTGAATTCTCTATAACCATTTATATAGTAATATAATAAAAATATATGACGTGTAAAAATTTATTGCAAAGAATTATAAGTTTTAACTGAGGTTTGAATTATTTTTTCTTCTTCAGTTTTTTGTTCAGGATCAAATATTGTTTCACTCAGTGGGTGTAAAAATTCGTGAGACTTTTCTGTGTGGTGTCTGCCAATCATAGGCTTGTTGGCATTGATGTGATAGTATCCGAAATACTCATCTCCGTTCTCCCTAATTAACTGGTCGCCTGGAGTATATAATGAAGATTCTTCTCTAGGATTACCATATTGGAGAGCATCGTCTATATAATCACCTATCCCGGCCATTTTATCTTCTGCCTTAGAAAGCGACTTGTTGTTTGTTGGAATTATTCCCGATTCAATGACGTTGCCACCATATAACCTATTGAATATTGGGCCCGATATTTTCCATTCCATTTCCAACGTTGAGTATAATTTGTGGTGAGGCGTTTTT